CAACGAGCGTTCGAGACTTGTTGGTCGATTAAAAGACAAAATTGATAATGACGTTACAAAAGTAGCTGGCGAAGATATTTACAAAGGCGCAAGAGAAATCAGAACGAAGATTGGACGTTTGTTAGACGATCCAAAAGGCGTATCCAAAATAATGGATTACGACCCGCAAAACCCAATCAATCGCGCGGTTCCTTTTGAAAAGATTGCTTCTTCAGTTGAAAGCATGAGCGCAGATCAAGCTCGACATTTAATTAAGTTGCTCAACGATATGCCAGACAACTTAAAGCCAATTGCTCAACAGGCAATTAACGAAATCAAAGGTCATTTTGCTAATCGCATACTAGAACAAGGCGCAAAAAATAAAGGCCAATGGAACGCAAAAGGCGTTACTAAATACTTAAATGATCACAATGATAAGTTGCGGATACTGACTGATGACAAAGAACTTGGTCAGATGGTTCGAGACTTAAACGATGCTGGTCATATATTGCAATACGATGCGTCCTATCCCGGTGCAGCAGTCCAAGCTCATAATTTTATTAAGTTGGGTGCAGCTCCGTTGCTTGGAACACTAGGAACTGGAGTTGGCGGCTCTATTGGTGGAGCGTTAGGCGGGGTTCCGGGGGCTGGTTTAGGCGCAACGGTCGGTGGAACACTTGGCGCAAAACGCGGTATTCGCATGGCTGAACAGTCTGCGTTACGGCGAGGCCAAAAGAAAATGATTCCTCTCAAGAATATAGGCAAAGGAAAATAACTATGGCAGTCAATCTTTCGCCAATTGGCAACGGATTTCAGTTTTTTGATAACAACGGTGCGCCGCTTAACGCCGGTAAAATTTACACATATCAGGCCGGGTCAAGCACACCGCTTACAACTTATACCGACAATGCCGGTCTGGTTGCGAACACCAACCCAATTATTTTAGGGACAAGCGGTAGGCCGCCTAACGAAATTTGGCTAACTGACGGAGTGTTTTATAAGTTCATCCTAAAAGACTCATCAGACGTAACGATCCAGACCTATGACAACCTTTACGGAATCCTTGGTGTAATCCCAGCGGTTGCCCCATCATCAGTACCTACGGGCTGTATTATTTTATGGTCTGGTTCAATTGGTTCAATTCCAGCAGGGTTTGTGCTTTGTAACGGACTAAATAGCACCCCTGACCTAAGAGACCGGTTTGTGATTGGAGCTGGGTCTACTTACGCCGTAGACGGAACCGGTGGCTCTGCCAATTCTATTGTTGTAAGCCATACTCACACGGCAACGTCAACGACTGCAATTACCGACCCCGGACATACACACTCCACAAATGTAGCCATAATTGGCGCAACCGGAGCTGGAAATTTTACAACTGGCGGTGGTGGTGGAACAACTTCAATAAATACCAACACAACAGGAATTACGGCAGCAACAACCACCACAGTAGCTACTGCTGGTACATCTGGAACAAACGCCAATCTGCCGCCGTATTACGCGCTTTGCTACATCATGAAAACCTAACATGGATTGGCAAACTGTTATCAATCTGGGGTTGGGTACGGTTGTGGCTGCGATGGGCTGGTTTGCCCGCGAGCTATGGGACTCACTAAAAGAGTTGCGTAAGGATACCCACGAGATAGAAAAGGAACTGCGTGAGCTGTACGTCCGCAGAGATGACCTCAGAGAGGTTCGAATTGAGATGGCTGCAAGGTTTGACAAGATAGAGAGTCTTATTGGATCTCTGTATGATCGCCTAAATGACAAGGCAGACAAATGAATCATGAGCGACATAGATCCGATTATCACGGCGGCTCAGAGTGCCACCAAGGGCATAAAGTCGGCTATACAGTCTGGCAAGGAAATCAGCTCCGCTGTTGAGTCCATCCAGAACTTTGGGGTTGCGGAGCTAAAGGCCAGACAAGCCTATAAGGTACGCCAGAGGACAGACCTCGGTGACATTACGATAATGACCGCCATGACTGAGTGGCGTAGACTCTACCGGCTAAAACAAATGGAAGATGAGGTCAAGGAAGTCCTCTGCCAGCAGTTTGGCGAGGACGAGGGCCGTATCCAGTTTGGCAAGGTCTTGGACATCAAGGAAAAGATGCAGTCAGAGTTCCGGGCCAATAAGGACGAGCTGGGCCGGGATCTAAAACTCTGGAGACAGACGCAAATCTATGCGGTACTGGGCGCGTTCTTGCTGGTGAGCATTTATTACATTTATAAGGGCCACCTGTGAGCGAGCGTCAGGACACCTTAACCAAGGTCTTGGCCTATGTAGATAGCCCGTTTAAGCTATTTGCGCTGATCCTGATGGCTATATTTGCGTTTGCTGGCTACATCATCTACGACAACCGCGAGGTCATTGTTGGGACGTACAAGGAACATCAGAAGCTACCCCAGATAGCAGAGGGGCGGGTCGATGACGCGGCTACCCATCTCTTTAAGCACACTAACGCCCAAGTGGTTGCTATTTTTAAGGTCAATCCTATTGTTGGGTCGCGGGTCTTATATCGCGCCTATACCAAAGAGGGTAGGGACAAGACCGTGGAGGGTCTTGATGTTGGCCTATTTACCAGCAACGCCAATAACAATAAGGACGTTGTGGCGCTTATGGCTAACGAAATACCCTGCGGTGAGTACAAGGCAGCTCAGTCTGAGGTGGGGATTTGGTACATAGAAAAGGGTAGGACCTTTGGGTGCAGGGTAAGCGTTCCCCCAGACCATAGCCGGTTCATAGGCCAAATCACCGTGGGTTGGGCTACACCGCCAGCCAACCTAGACCAAGCAAAAACCATGTTGCAGATTGCCTCAACCATTTTATCGAAGGAGAAAAAATGATCCCTTTAGCCGCAATTATGTCGATTGGCGAGAAGGTCTTGGATAAAGTTCTACCAGACCCCGAGGCCAGAGCAAAAGCCCAAGCAGAACTGATCAAGGTTCAACAGGAAGGCCGTCTGGCTGAGTTGGCTGCGGACAACATCGAGGCCCAAGAGCTTACCAAGAGACTTGCAGCCGACATGAACTCGGACTCATGGCTATCTAAGAACATCCGACCCATGACCTTGGTCTACATCCTGACGGCCTACCTAGCCCTTGCAATTATGGACGCTATGGGGCTAGACATCTCAGACAACTTTGTATCCCTTTTAGGGCAATGGGGGATGCTGGTGATGTCGTTCTACTTTGGCGGCAGAACGCTTGAGAAGGTCATGGACATGAAGGCCAAAAAATGAACCTATCCGAACACTTCACCTATGACGAGCTGGTGCGGTCTGAGACCGCCGAGCGTAACGGCTGGCTCAATATTCCCTCTAACGCGGAAAAAGAGAACCTAATCCGTCTGGCGGCGCTACTGGAACAGGTCAAGGATGCGGTTGGGGGTAAGCCCGTAATGATCAACTCGGCCTTTCGGTCGAAACAGGTCAATGACGCGGTGGGCTCCAAGGACACCTCCCAGCACCGGCTGGGCTGTGCGGCTGACCTACGAGTTCCCGGCATGAAGCCACGGGAGGTTGTAGAGGCTTGTATAGCGGCCTCTGTGCCCTTTGATCAGATCATCCTAGAGTTTGACTCTTGGACGCACATCAGCGTCCCAAACACCCCGGAAACGTCCCCACGCGGTCAGAGTCTAATCATTGACCGGCAGGGGACTAGGACTTACAGTTAAGACGCTTTCTCTTTGCCCTTTGGGGCTTGACCCGGTCTAGGCCGGGTTCTTTTTTAGTACAGCGGGGCGCACGTTACATCGATGACAACGTCCCTAGTCACCCCTCCCACGGCCCTACGACCGTAGATCACCACGGCCCTAGTGCGAGCCGCCTGACAGTCCTGAATGGCGTTGGCGGTCTCTAAGCGGGTCATGGCGTGAACCTCTTTATCCACAATGAGCTTCTGGGCCGGTGGGGGAACGCTATAACCCCCGGGGCTTGTGGTGGCGCACCCGGTCAGGGCTAAAACTATCAGTAGTCTTTTCATCTTTTTTTTCCTTTTGTGAGCATACAAAGCAGACCATCGCGATCATCGCAATCATCCACAGAATAAAAAACCAAATATCGGCAGCGACTAAGTGAGATACGAAGTTCATGGTTCACCTACCTCCTTGATATTGACAATTACCTGAACGGGTTTGGCCTTGTAGTACCAGTACAAGTTCCTAGCCAGCCATTCATTAGCCGCCCGTTGAGTTCTAAATGTCAAGTTCTTAAAGGCTTCTTGCGGCATTGCACCATGTTCTATCTGAACGTAGCGGCCTCGCGAGTCTTTCAGAGCCCAGCACTTGACCCTAGTCGGCATTTTTGCCAATCGAGGTCAGGGCTTGCGATAACTGCCAGCGCATATCCAAAATGATCTGCGTAATCCTTTCGTTATCGGCAAATGCCGGGGTTCTGGTCAAACGCTTTAGCTCCGACAGGTTCAAATCTATCTTGATAATGATTGCTGAAATATCTTCCATAAGTCCCCCTAGAAAGGAATATCGTCATCTAAATCTTCAACTTTGGGCTCCTCGCGCACCTTGTCTCGCGGGGCTCCAGCGAACTCCAGCTCATTTAACCTAGCCCGCAGGGACGTTCCGGTAGTCCCGTCCTTGCGCTTGTATTCCTCCAAGTGAGGTTCGGATAAAGTCACAAATAGGCTCTGGCCCTTGACTAGGTGGCTTTGTAACTTTTCCACGCGGTCACCCCACATGGTCGCGGAGATCCATTGCGTAGGCCGCTTGCCGTCCGCACCCTTTTTACCGTAGTCCATAGCCAGCGATAGATCCATGACGGGCTTTCCGTCTGCGGTGTAACGAACTGCTGGCTCCTTGCCGATTCTTGCTAATCCAATCAATAACATTTTTAGTCCTTGTCAAAATAAACAGCTTTGTTGTTGTAGAAATCAAACAGGGCTTCGCACTCAGCCAAGAACTGCTCGGCTGCGTCCTCAACTACCTTGATCTCCTCCGGGGTGGGTTTGAACTTCTTGATGAACAGGTCTTTACCCTCACCCATGCGCGGGTCATAGGACACAAACCAGACGGGCTTACCGGTGACCGCCGCCTGTAGGGTCATCTGCGGCTTATATTCCGCAGGGACTTCCTGATTGGCGATGTACTTCATGTGGGTCTTGGTCTTGGGGCACTTGACTTCTATGAGCGACCCGTCAGACACATAACCGTCAGGTGAACATCCTAAAAACTCGATACGCGGGTGGTCGATGAACGGGGTGTCGGTCACAATCAAACCGGTCACAGACTCAAACCGTTCCTTGGCTGCGGCCTCTTGCTCGACCCCCCATTGCATATCAGATGTCGTGTACTTGTCCGCGAAGGTGTTGGTGATCCTCTCGGCTACGACCTCATAGCGTAGGTTCTCGCGCTCGCTGGATTCCTTACCAGACTTTAGGAAGTTCATAGCCGCGCTCATACGCGAGGCGGTGAGCTTACCTAGCCGAGCGTTCCACCAGTTGCCGTCAAGCTGATATGGGTTAGCTTCACGCATCTTTAACCGCCTTTAGCTGTGTGCCCTTGACGGATGCCTCATCCCTAACCAGATCACGTTCCTCTGGGGTTAAAGTTTTCCAAAACACCGCAAGGATCTCAGGG